TTTATTTAGCAAAAACAATTTCAGTACCAGCAGACGCATCTTTAGTCTTGCTAGATACACCTATTTATATGCAGACAGGTGATGCACTTCAAGGTGGAGCTAGTGCAGCTAGTGATCTAGAAGTATTTGTATCATACGACGTAATAGCATAGGGAGAAAATAAAATTATGGCACACTTTGCAGAATTAGATAATAACGGTAAAGTACTAAGAGTAGTAGTTGTAGGAAATGATATTTCAGCAAACGGTGGAACTCTAGAAACTAATGACATGCACATTGATGGTGAAAAATGGTGTGCTGATTTTTTTAAAGGTGGTACTTGGAAACAAACTTCTTATAGTAGTAGTTTTAGAAAACAATATGCAGGTGTAGATTATACCTATGATATTGCAAAAGACAAATTTATAGAACCTCAACCTTTTACTTCATGGGCATTAGATGCTAATGATAGTTGGCAAGCACCAGTAACTTATCCAACAATACTTACTTATGAATCTCCTTCTGGAGTAGTTTATGTTGAAGGAGATAAAATACCTTCCAATAAGGCAGTAGGAGATATTAAAATAATAGGGTACGGTTTAAGTTGGGATGAAGCAGCTCAAAAATGGACTGCAAACGATTCAGAAGACCCACAAAATTCATTTAATTGGGATGCATCAGCTTTAGCTTGGGTATCCGCATAAGGAGAACTAAGTTATGGCAAATTCAAATGGCGGTATAGTAGGAGTAACTAACAATACTTCTTTTGGTAAAAATACAGTTAACACTATAACCTCAACAGGAAGTTTTACTACACAACCCGGAACAAGAACTATGCGAACTTTAGTAGTTGGCGGTGGTGGTTCTGGTGGTGGAGATTATGGAGGCGGTGGTGGTGCTGGTGGAGTAGTTTACAATTCTGATTATCCAATAATAGAAGTTTCATCTTTTAGCGCATCTGCGGGAGCAGGGGGTGCTGGAACAGGTAGCCCATCTCCTGGTAGAGGAGCTGTTGGAACAGATAGTACATTTTCTATTTGTGGTGGTGCAGTTATTTATACTGCTAAAGGTGGTGGTTATGCCGGATCAGCTGGTGGCGGAATGCCTCCTGGAGGTCCCGGAGGTTCAGGTGGTGGCGCTGGAGAAGGATGTGGTGCCGGTGGTACTGCAACACAACCAACTCAAGCCGGTGCTAGTGGAACATTAGGATTTGGATTTGCTGGCGGAGCTCACTCTCCACCAAGCGGAACTGCTGGAGGTGGTGGAGCAACTTCTGTTGGTGAGACTATATCAGGTGTTAATTCAGGTGATGGTGGAATAGGAAAAGATTTAAGTGGAGTATTTGGAACATCAGTAGGACAGTGTGGATTTTTCGCTGGAGGTGGTGGTGGCGGACAAACAACAGCTCCATCAACTGGAAGTGGTGGCACTGGGGGTGGATCAGCCGGAGGAGCACCAGGTGGTGGAAATGTAAGTGCTGCTGCAACAGCAAACACAGGAGGTGGTTCCGGTGGAGGTGGATGTGGTCACGGAGGTTCTGGTAACGGAGGTTCTGGAGTAATTATTGTAAAAGAACCAACTATAGCAGGCGGGGTATGGCAAATGAATACCGTATATGATAACATTAAAGCAGGAACCTGGACTTAAAATGGCACATTTCGCAGAACTAGATAACAATAACATAGTAACAAGAGTAGTCGTTGTTGGAAATGATGTTTCAACAGCAGCAGGTCCATTAGGATCAAATAATATGCATGTTGATGGTGAAACATGGTGTAAAAATTTCATGAAAGGTGGCACTTGGAAACAAACTTCTTACAATCACAATTTTAGAAAACAATATGCAGGTATAGGTTATACTTATGACCCTGCCAAAGATAAATTTATTGTACCACAACCTTTTACATCATGGGCATTAGATGCTAATGATGATTGGCAAGCGCCAGTAACTTTGCCAACAGATACTGCGGATAAAACGACTTCTTGGGATGAAGACAATCAAAAATGGACAGCAACAGGAATTGCTGATCCAACTACTAATTTTAATTGGGATGCGTCAGCTTTAGCCTGGGTATCTGCTTAATAATTGATCTAAATTAATTCTCTTTACTCTCTATTTAAATTAAGATAAAACATATGTATAAAGACATATGAATCTAACGAATTATTATTGGTATTTTCAATCTGCTGTCCCTAGTAAAATCTGTGACGATATTGTTCGCTATGGAAAACAATTACAAAATCAATTAGCAACTACGGGTAGTTATGGAGATCCAAAAAAATTAAATCAAAAACAAATTAAAGATTTAAAAAAGAAAAGAGACTCAGATATTGTTTGGTTAAATGATCGGTGGATTTATAAAGAAATACATCCTTATGTTCATAAAGCCAATGCTGATGCTGGTTGGAATTTTCAATGGGATTTTTCAGAAAATTGTCAATTTACTAAATATGATAAAGGACAATATTATGACTGGCATTGTGATGGGTGGGATAAACCTTATCAAAAACAGCAAGGGGATCCCATCAACGGCAAGATTAGAAAACTATCTGTTACAGTAACTTTATCCGATCCAAAAGATTATAAAGGCGGAGAACTAGAATTTGATTTTAGAAATTTAGATCCAGATAAAAAACCACACATTAAAAAATGTACAGAAATATTACCCAAAGGATCTTTAGTGGTCTTTCCTGGATTTGTGTGGCATAGAGTATGTCCAGTTAAAAAAGGTACAAGATATAGTTTAGTGGTATGGAACGTAGGAGCGCCATTTAAATGAAAAAGAAAAAAATAAGTAAAGAAGAATTAGATAAGATATCCTGTGGAAGTGCGGAAACATTTCCAACACAATTAAATAAAGAAGAGTATTTTCAATGCCCCGTATGGTTTGCCGATGCTCCTCAATTTGTTAATGATTTAAATAAAGCTTCAGATAAATATATTAAAGCAGCCAGTAAAAATTTAAAAAAAGATATAACTAAAAGAAATAAAAAGTTCGGGGATAGGGGAGATATGGGGAATGTATTTCATTCAACTCCTTTAATTGGAGACCCTAATTTTTTACAATTACAAAATTATATAGGGGCAACAGCCTATAATCTATTAAGTGAAATGGGTTTTGATTTAACTAATTATCAATTATTTACCACAGAAATGTGGGTGCAGGAATTTGCTAAAAAAGGTGCAGGTCAACATAGTTTACATACTCACTGGAATGGTCATATGTCCGGATTCTATTTTTTAAAAGCTAGTAAAAGAACATCAAGACCCATATTTGAAGACCCAAGAGCAGGGAATGTAATGAATCTTTTACCTCAAAAAGATGCAGCTAAAATAACTTATGCTAGTCATCAAGTTAATTATGAGGTCAAACCTGGAAGGATAATTTTCTTTCCGTCGTATCTCCCTCATATGTACACGGTTGATATGGGTTATGAACCATTTAGATTCATACATTGGAACTGCCAAGCCATACCGAAGGGAGTATTAAATGTCCAAAAAACATAAGACAATTAATATTATTAAACTAAAGGACATAGATCCTGTTCAAGCGGCTTATATTCATGCAACGCTAGGCCAACATCCTAAGAAACGTAATCCGGATTTTGTTGAAACTCTTATAAAACATAAAATGGAGAAAAAAAATGACATTCAAAAGAAATAAATACAAAGTATTAAGAGGAGTTATTTCGAAAGATATAGCCTCTTTTGTTTACTCTTATTTTTTAAAGAAAAGACAAGTGGCACGATTTTTATTTGATCAAAAATATATATCCCCTTTTACAGAGTATTTAGGAACATGGAATGATCCGCAGGTTCCGAACACCTATTCTCATTATTCAGATACAGCAATGGAAACATTGCTAGAAGGCTTAAGAAAAAAGATGGAAAAAGAAACAGGCTATAAGTTAAATGAAACTTATTCCTATGCCAGAATTTATAAAACGGGAGACGTTCTTCATCGACATAAAGATAGATACTCATGCGAAGTTTCTACTACTCTCAATTTAGGTGGAGATGCGTGGCCTATTTATCTAGATCCTACCGGTAAAAAAGGTCAAGCAGGTATTAAGGTAGAATTAGAACCAGGAGATATGTTAATATATTCTGGATGTGATTTAGAACATTGGCGTGAAGCTTTTGCTGGTAAAGACTGCGGTCAAGTTTTTTTACATTATAATGACGCTAAAAAGAAA